ACAGTAAGCTCTAATGGAACTGTTGTTATATTAGCGGCTGGAAATACGACTATTACTGCTAGTCAAGCTGGAAATAGTAATTATGATCCAGTCACAGTTTCTAAAGTTTTAAGGATTAATAAAGCTAATCAAATTCTAAATTTCCCAGCCATACCATTTAAAACCTCTCCGACTAATGCTAACGTTTCATTTTCTACAGGAATTAGTCCTAGTGCGTTATATGTAGTTGACATGAACTCTTCCGCAAGTGAACCTTTTAATCTTAACGTAACAACCAATAATCCTAACATTCCAATTACTTATAGTATAAGTGATCCTGGTGTTGCGGTAGTAGGTGAAAACGGTACTGTTATACTAATTAACCAAGGAATTGTGACTGTTACCGCTAGTCAAGCTGGAGACGACAATCATGAACCAGTTATAGTTTCTCAAGTTTTGACTGTAGGCACATTCATAAATTATACATGGTCAACTATTAGCATAGGGGGTAGTAAGTTTCATCCTACTATTTTCTATTTAAGAAATAATTCAAATTTAGATAAACCAATAGAAATACAAGGCTCTGCAGATGATGCAATGTTCTTAAATACTACTGATCAATTAGATACAACACTAAATGAGGCTGATGGTTTTGGACCCGTAACAAGAACTATTCTTGCTAATTCTACGAATACTTTTAGAGTTTGGGATGGAAATCGTGGCTCAAGTTGCGGGGGTCAAATAAAAATTACTGTATAAAATTAAAATGAAATATTCATATAGCATATTAAAGGAAAATAAAAAATGAATTTTTTAGTAACAAATAATGGTGCCGTAGCTTACATCATAGATGGAGCTAGTAATCCTACATTAACGTTAATTCGAGGACAAACATATACATTTACTATTAATGCTCCTAATCATCCTTTCTGGATCAAAACAACCAAGAATATAGGATCAATAAATCAATACAATATAGGGATCACAAATAACGGAACTACTAATAGCACATTAACATTTACTGTTGACGCTAGTGCTCCAAGTATTCTATATTACAACTGCGAACATCATGGTCTCATGGCTGGGGATATAAACATTGTTTCTAAATGTAATAATGTTTCTGCAATAACTGCAGGACAGGATTATTCTTTTTCACTTCTAAAAGATGGGACTGTGGTTGGTTATGGATATAATAATGAGGGCCAATTAAATGTTCCCCAAGATATACAAGGTAATGTTGCAAAAATAGCTGCTTATGGACAATATAATTCTTTGGCTCTTCTTAAAGATGGCAGCGTAACTGGTTGGGGAATTAATAGTAATGGTCAAACTACTATTCCAGTTGGAATAGGCAACAACGCAACAGGAATAGCTGCTGGATTTTTTCATTTTCTTACTCTTCTTAAAGATGGCAGCGTAACTGGTTGGGGAGATAATACTTATGGTCAAACTACTATTCCAGTTGGAATAGGCAACAACGCAACAGGAATAGCTGGTGGAAAGTTTCATTCTCTTGCATTACTAAAAGATGGTAGAGTCACTGGGTGGGGAGTAGTCGGTGAGGTAAGTTATGGTCAAATAGATATTCCAGTTGGAATAGGCAACAATGCAACAGGAATAGCTGCTGGGTATTCACATTCTCTTGCAGTATTAAAAGATGGTGGGGTCACTGGATGGGGATATAATTTTTATGGTCAAACTACTATTCCAGTTGGTATAGGAACTGGAGCCGCTCAGGTAAGCGCAGGGAGTAATTTTTCTCTTGCATTACTAAAAGATGGTAGCGTAACTGGTTGGGGAGATAATACTCATGGTCAAACTACTATTCCAGTTGGTATAGGAACTGGAGCAGTGGAAATAGCTGCAGGAGATCGTCATTCTCTTGCTCTTCTTAAAGATGGCAGCGTAACTGGTTGGGGAGATAATAATTGGGGTCAAGTTAATCCTCCAGCTTGTCCTTCTTCAAGTTCTTCTTCAAGTAGTTCTTCAAGTAGTTCTTCAAGTAGTTCTTCAAGTAGTTCTTCAAGTAGTTCTTCAAGTAGTTCTTCAAGTTCTTCTTCAAACAATTTTGTGTTTTTGCCAGAAAAGCCTACTGAATTTTCAAATAAATATAAATACGCAAGAGTATACATGAGCGGTTTTAGAACTGCTCCTGTTATTAAAAAAACAGAAAATCAGGAATATAAGGAACAATTAGTAAATAAATTAATAGTCAAAAACATAAGTCTTTTTTCAAAATATAATTTTAATCCAGACATAAATTCAATTATTTTAACAGGAGTAGATAATATTAATAACTCTTATTATTCTGGAGACATCTTCCATAGAATCAAAGGGTTTGTTGAATATAGAGATATAGGCCCAACAGATTCATTTGGAGTTTTTAATGCTTCTGGTTACACAACAGGAAAATTATTAAATAATCAAAATTTTGTAGATTCAAAAAATAGAAAAATAACTCCTATAGAAGATTATTATATAATAAAACAAAATGCTGCTCGTTATAAACCTAGCGCTAGTTTATTAGAAAGTGGAAATCTTTTAAATAGAACTGATTTAAAACCAGGAGATTTTGATGAAATTTCTAAAAATGAAGATGTAACCTTGTCTCCTTTTTCTTTGTATAGAGAAAACCTTTATACAGGAAAATACAGCGGAATTGAAACGATAAAAGAAAACTTTTACGATCCAGACTCTTATAAAGTTAGTTTTTCTAAAAATATAAGTTATATTGTTGTAGGAGAAAGCGGATGGGAAGCTTCAGAAATAGTGGTTAGTAGAGAAGCTAAGAATCTTGGAGAAGTACCAGGAATTAATATTTTAAATAAAATTTTATTAGAAGGAAGCGGTTATATTCATAAAAGTGGATATGAAAATGTTGTGGGATATATACCTTCTGTTGGTATATTAAGAAAAAATGTTTCTGGATTTAACTACATAACAGGAAAACTCACTGGATTTGTAGACTATATAAATAGCGGAGTATTTATTTTTGATCAAATAATCACAGGATATAAATTAATAGGAAAACAAAACCAAGCGACAGGATATATTAATTCATTCAATTATTTAAGTTATAATAATCCTATAGAATTAGACTCTATTACTATACAAAATCCAAATAGAAATACTATAAAAACTTTAATATATTCTCCAGAAACATTCTTTAATCCTCCTGATTATTTTAAAAATATTACTGAATTACATAATATTATTAATTCTGGTAAAGATGAATATGGAATAATGTCTGAATTAGATTTACCTAATAAGAGATTAAAACTTTCTGCAGCTTTAGATTCTGGAACTTTAGGAAATAATATAACTATAACAACATTTGGCGGAGAAACTAGACCCATTTTACAAACAGGAGAAACTTTATTTAGTGGTCAAAATTTCTATCCAAATATGTATTTTACAGGATTATTAACAGGATATATATTTAAAGAAGTACTTGCAACTGGATATATGATGGAAAATTATTCAGATATTGTAACAGGAAATGTATCAGGAATAGTTGGATATAGAACATTCAATCAAGAATCTGGAAGAATATGGAATATTTTAGTATCAGACGATAATATATCTTATTTAGCTCTTAATAGTCCAAATAGGAAATCTCTAACAGGAATTAGATTTACTGGAGATTTTATAGATGATCCTACGATTAATAGTTATAATGTAAGAATAGGATACAATAACCAAGGATTTTTAGAAAAAGATGTTGCTCAATTAAAAATTGGATTAAATGATGTTATTTATAAATATATTGATATAACTGGTAATAGTATTTAATTTATATGGCTACTACTAATTTTAGCGGTAATTGGACAATAGGAGGAGGACCAAATTATTGTCAGTGCTCTTGGTTTAAACCTGAAGTAACTGTAAGTGGATCAGAAACAAGTTCGACTGTTTATGTGAAAATTTTACCAGGAGTTATATATAGATCTTTAAATCCTAAAGATTTTATGACTTGGACAGGATACATGGACGCCAATACAATAAACTTTTTGAATAGTTCAGGAATATTAAAAAATTTTTCAATCAGTGGTTTAATGGAAGATAAACAATTAAAAGAAGATGATATTATTTATTTGAATGTTAATATTAATAAAAATGCAAATGATCCAAGTAGCGCCGAAATAATTGTTACAGGAAAATGTTGGTCAGGCTTTCCAGAGCCTTTTACTTTTTATCCTTCTTTAGATGTTTCTGATGATGGAAAAGTAAATAAAATAGAGAAAAATATGCAAAAAAGTGCAATATTTCCTATAGCGTATTTAACAGCAAATGGCAAACAAGAAGGAGAATCAATAGATTTTGGGACTAAAGAGGTCCCAAAACAAAGATATTTAGTAAGGACTTTGTGCCATAATATATTAATGCAAAAATTTAATTACGATGGAAATAGTGTCACTTATGGAGTAAAAGCTCCAATCCAAAGACCATTTTTTAATTTTGTATATGAAAGCGGAACAAATAGCGGTTTATTTACTCCATAATATAATATGTTTTTTAAAACACTAAGCACTTACACTCAAGGAGGATGTTGTGATTCGGATTGGTTTAAGCCAGACGTTATCTTTTCTGGGCAAGATTATTATGTAAATATTAATCCTGGGGTAATCTATAAATCTTTTAATTTAAAAGATATGATGGTTTGGACTGGAATGATTCCTCAAAATATATCGTCTCAATTGCAATCAAGCGAAGGAACAATAAGCGGACATGCTATAAATAATCTTCTAGAAAATATAAAAATAAAACCCTATGATGTTATTTATTTAAAAATTGGCATAGGACCAAATCTTTTTGCTACTGGAGCAGAAGTATTAGCTGGTAATTATAAAGATAGCTCTCCTTGGAGTGGATACCCTGAACCATTTATATATAGTCCTCCACTTAAAGTTGATCCAAATACATATATTCCGATTGGAGACTATTTAAATAGAAGACCAACTCATTGTATGGTTCCAATAGCGTATTTGACTAACGATTTAACTCAAAATGGAGAATCTGTTAATTTTAACAATGGTCAAGATCAACAAGTTTTAGTTAGAGTAATATGTAATAATTTAATGATGCATAATTTTATCTATGATGGACAATTTGTGTCTTACCCTTTAGAAACTACTATAGGTCCATTTTTTAATTCTTATAAAGTATCTGGCATGAATTTAAACGCAGGATCATTTTGTGATTGTGATTGGTTTAGACCAAATGTTGTTATTTCTGGAGAAGATAGTTATGTAAATGTTGAACCTGGAGTTGTTTATAGATCTTTTAATTTAAAAGATATGATGGTTTGGACTGGGTTCATTTCTGATGATATGAAAAGTAAAGTAGAGGCCACAGAAGGAACTATAAGTGGGCATGCTATAAATAACCTTCTTCAAAATATAAGAATATATCCTAATGATATAGTTTATTTAAAAGTTTCAGTAAATCCTAATTTATATCCTACTGGAGCAGAAATATTAAGTAGTGCTTCCTGGCCTGGATATCCTGATCCATTTATATACAATCCTCCTTTAGTTATAGAGGAATCTGCTGGAATTGATACAGGAAACTATTCTTATAGAAGACAAACTTCTACTATTATACCAATAGCATATTTGACTGATGATTTAAATCAAGAAGGAGAATCTGTTAGTTTTAATGCTGGTAAAAAACAACAAGTTTTAGTTAGGGTTTTGTGTAATAATTTAATGATGCATACTTTCTTGTATGACGGACAGCCTGTAGCTTATCCTTTAGAAGCTCCAATTGGCCCAATGTTTAATAAAATATAATGAGCAAATCAATCATATCTTCTGTTTGGAATAATAGTTGCGGAACAAAAAATACAAAGAATTATAGCAAGAGTTCTGCTTTTGGGAGCATCCCAATTAATAATTCTTATATATATTTTAAAAATGGATCCTATAAAAAAAGTTTAAATGGAGATTTAATTCCACCTGCATTGAAAGAATCTATAGATAAAGAATCAAAAAAAGTAGAAGCTACAAGATATGGCCCACGCAGTTTACGTCCATTATCTTTTACTGAAAGTAGCTTTTCAAATTATTATTATAATTCTGAAGATTTTAATTTTACAGCAGGTTCTTTTCCATTGGGAATTATTGATGTAATGGTTGTAGCTGCTATTTTTGGAATACCTACAAATAATATGATGGGTTTGTTAGTCGCTATACAAATTAAACTTATGGTTGAAACTGTATTTTTAAATAGTTTTTATAGTTTTGTGGGGGCTAAAATACCAAAAATAGGAACAAGCCGTATGTATGCTTATAAAAGAAATGGTGAAATGATTAATAGAAATAATTTAGCCGCAGATGGAGCTAATTTATTTAAGAAAAAAATTATTAATTTAAGTACATATAATGAATTTATTAAAAATTTAGGCCAAGCTGATTTAGATTCACCAATGAGTAAATCAGAATTATTAGGTGGATGTGGTTTTAGCACAGATATAATAAGAAAATCTTTTGATACTGGAGGTTCCGACGCTGCAAATTTTATAAAGTATATAAATAATCTTAAAACAAACTTAAATAAAAAATATACGACTAATATGGTTAAATGGTCAACCACGCCTACAACAAATTATAAAAAAAATGAAGAAGATATTTTGGACTCTATGAAAACAAAATATTTAACTGGTGCAGGATTGGGTTGGACCGCTAAGACTTCTCTAACTATAGATATAGATTTTACAGATTATGTCGTAGCAAAAAGAGATCTTGGATTAAATTTTTTACTAAGTCCTCTTAGAAAAGATTTAGCAATTCCTTTAAAAGAGAAATCTATTTTTGGTCGATATATTTGTAGATCAAGATCTAGTTGGTTGATATATCCAAAAATATATATATCTTGTCCAAGTTGGAGTACTTTTTGCCCTCTTAGTACTCAAGCAATTGACTACAAGGGAGGAATATATTTATTTGGCGGAGTTGTACCAGTAGTAAGTTTGGGTGAATTTCCACTTAAAATATTATGGATTCTTTTAGCTTCTGCAGGAGTTTTCTTTCCAATAGCTCTTGGAGCTGGAGGATATAGTAATGAAGAATTAACACTACCAGTAAGTCCTCCTAAGAATTTTCCATTAGGTTAAAGTGTAAGTTTTAACTATTTTTTAATTTTTTTAATTCTTTCTATTAGCTCAAATATTTTTGTCTTTGGTATATCTGTTATATTATTAATACTTTCTGCATTCTCAAAATTCTCTTTAATCAATTTATTTTTTAAAGCATCTAAAGATAGACTTTTCTCTTTCATTATCTTCTCTAAGAGAGCATGAGGAGAAGTAGGATTTTCTACTACTACAGTGTCTTCGATTAATTTCGCGTCTCCAAGTTCTTCTTGAGACACAATATTGATTTTCAGAAAGTTCCTCACGCATCTTACGAAAGCTCTATTTTCTGCAATTGCAGCCAAGAAAAACCTTGCAAAACTTTTCGTATTCTGCATTGATGCATCTGCCAAAGCCTCAAAGGTGACTACTCTTCCTTGAGTTTCATAATTTGGTATCCAAGTTATTTTGCAACTTGTAGCGAAATAATTTTCTGATGCAGCTACAACTTTATAAGATACATCTGTGTATCCTCTTATTTGAGCTAACTCTTTAATTCCACCCAAAAGGATTAATAGATCTTTATCTTCTAATTTAGATACATCTGTTTCTTGAGTTCTTTGTCTATTTGGAACAAGATATTGGTGCTTTACCATACCTCTCCAATTTATTTGGCCATCATCATTGAATATATAATTTATTTCTTGATCTTCTAGAAGACCATAAATGTTTCTTGTAACAGTTTTAGGAGGGCAATTCTTGCAAGGGTTTGATGAGTCTTGATTAAGGATCTCTATATTTGGTCCAATTACTGTTGTAGAAGTTTTATTATCCATTTAATGATATTAAGCTACTTTTATTAACTTGTCAAGTCCATTGTGAATATATAAAATTTGTCTGGATTTTCTCTTAGAATATTAAAATCATAAAACTCTTGAATGTTTTCATTAAAAGATGATATTGGTTTTTGGTCGAAAAATGCTTTTTCGCTCAAATAAATATCCCCTTTACTTAATACAAAGGTATTACTTTTATAAAATAGTGGTGTTTTTACGTTCTTCAGCTTCTCTTCAAGTTCAGGAAAACTTGTCTTCAGCTTCAAAATAGCTCCATAATCAATAAATTTTATTTTATATTTATTTAGATCTTTATCATCTAAATAAGAGAATATTTGATATTTTATATTTAATTTTTTAATTTCTTTTACAAAGTCTAAATTCTCATCATCTTGTATAAATACATTTATTCCAACAATATTATTTTTATTTTCTTTTAATATATTTAAATCTATTTTTTGATTACAGTTTATAACTGTTTTTAATAATTTACTTTGGTTATATAAATTGTCTTCATTATGGGCTATATCCATTCTATATACTACATTTTGTGTAAACTCAGGAGAGACAACATGATCTGGTATTACATTAAATCCTTTTATGTTATAAAATTTTCCAATATTGACTGTTTTGTAAATTTCTAAATTGTTTTTTATATTTAAATACTTTAATATCTCTTTGGCTATCTCTTCTGGGTTTATGAAATTTATTGACTTAGGAGATTCAAAAGCAGAAAATGTTGGTTTATTTCCGTTTCTATGAGACTCAATAATAGAGTAGTCGTCTTTTTTGCTCCAATAGGGATAAAAATTAGATGTGTACAAAACTGTTGATACGCATACTATTTTCTTTTGAAAATGGGAAGCGAAATGTAAACTCATTGTATCGTTACCAAAATATAATTGTGAATTTTGCAACAAATAAGCCATTTGTCTTTTAGTCGAACCAAGTGCTGGATAGCAACCCTTGACTAATCTTTCTTTTGGTCCACCTATTTGTACTACTTTAATATTTTTTTGCTCCAAATGAGGTCGAATTAAATCAACTACCTCATCGAAGTAATCATAATTTTTAGAATCCATGCCACTACCTGCATGAAGGCATATGTATTTTCCTTGAAAATTTAAAGGATAAAATTCTGGAGATATAAAAGGTTTACCAATTTTTACTCCACAATTTACTGCGTACTGCTCTAGTATGTGCATATATTAATTATATTTTTCGTAGCTCTTTTGTTCTACTATATTTGAGTTGTACCATGAATTAATTTCATTCTTTATATTAAACCTTTCGTCATTGGTGAAGTAAACGCCTCTAGCCAATTCAATAAATTCTTGGTCAAACTCTTTTTTTCTTTCCTTGTCTCTGATATCATCTTCTATTTTCCATAATTTCAAATTGACTTCTTTTATTTTATCTAACCATTTTTGATGAAGATTTAGTTTTTGAGCCTCTTTAAGAAGGGTATGTTTTTCTCTGGTTATATGATCTAATTTAACTTCATCTTTTATTTTTTCAGATTTTATTTCAAGTATAGAAATTTTATCTATTAACTCTCCAGCAGATATTTCAGAATACAAATTCATGTTTCAAAAGCTTTAATATCAAAAGCTAATTTATCTTTTCCATTATGAAGATAATTTAAAATCTTTTGTGTGCCTATATATGGCAAAAATGTGATATCAAAATACCCTTTATGGTCTCCTTGCCCTTCCGACCAAATTAAATTATCCATTACAGGATTATACTCTATAATTTTATGAATATATTCATTGCCATCTAAAATCTCCATATACTCTTTTTTTGTCGCAAAATATAAATTATAATCTGGATAAGTTTCTTTAATAGAAGGAAATAATGATGTACACCAGAAGACATCACCAGCACTTTGAGGCATTACTAATAAAATTCTTTTGCCTTCATCGTCTGGATCTAAAAGGTGATCAAATAATACTTTTTCATTTTCTTGATTCTCTTTTATTGCCATTTGTCTAAAGTATTTTTCTATGTCATTTCTATTAGCGCCTTTGCTTAATTGATCCATCCAATATTTGAAACCTTCATCATTTTCGTTTACATCTCTCATTTTTAGAATGTTATGATACATGTAAATAATCCAATCACTATTAGATTCTATTTTTGGAACCACATGAGTTGGGTCTCTTTTTTCTTCTTTTAATGAAAAATCGTATTCTGTAAAAGGAGCATTGTCGATAAAGTCTTCTAAATCTTTTCCGATCTTTTCTATGGAATAATTATCTATGGTCCAATCTCTAGCTTTTTTACCCATTTCATCTCTTTTTTGCTTAGTCATATTATAGACTTTATTTAATTGTTTAGCTATAGAATTTGGCTTAGTTGAAGCCTTTCTAAATTCTGTTCCATGCTCTCTATATTCAGACCACTCCAATGGAAGAGAAGCGGCTTCGTTGTCGCACAATTCTTCTCCGCATGAATAATTTGTTACCAAAGTTATTAACTCGGTTAGTTTTGCTTCTTGTATTGGTATTTCTTGCCCACCACTCGTAAAAGGATGACAATAAACGTCCATCAAATTATAAACTTCATTAAGTTGCTCTTCTGTTACGCCTAGTCCTACATTTGTAGTTATTTGAGCTTTTTCGGTTCCACAAAATTTACAATTTAAATCTTGTCCTTGAAAATTTTTAATTTCATAATCACCACAATTTTTACATACATAGGTAGTCAAAATCTCTCTTTTATCAACATTATATTCATCCGCTAGCTTGTAAATATTCCATCCTTCGCCCCAATGAGTATGTAATAATAGAAAAGAATTTTTAATACTTGGATTAGATCTTTTCCATAAAGCGTATCCTTCTAACAAATTAGGCACACTTTTTCTTAATTGATTTCTAAAAACAAATCCTACTATAAATGCGTCTTGAGGTATATTGAATTTTGATCTTAAATTTCGTTTATTTTTATTACTTAATTTAAAAAAACTTTTAGTCTCTAATGGTCCATGAACAGTTTTAACGTCCTTAAATCCCATGTCATGCAAAGCATCTGTTGCGAATTTGCTCCAAATCCAATAATTTTTAACTTTTTTTGCAGCTTCTACAGCAGTAGGCAAAATTGGTAGTGAATCTAATGTCGTCCACAGAACAGACGTTATCTTTTTGAACCATTTTTTATTAACAGCAAAGTCTATTCCCCATATATCTTGAACAGCAATATAAATGTCTGGTTTTTCGTCTTGTATTACTTTATCTAAATAATACGAACCATAGCTAGCTAGTCTGGCTAGATTTGGGTCTTTATTTATTTCCTGGATTTCCATTTGATTATTCGGCAAAGAGCCAATTGTTTTCCAAGGAGTCTTTTCGAATTCTGGATGATTATATGGGAGACCGCAAGAATAATGAGTTATGTCATATTTTCCAGTAGAATACAAATAAGAAAGCAGGGTTTTTGCTGCTCTTCCAAAACCTGTTTTGGCTAAACTAAAATCGGATTGATATACTAATTTCTTTTTTTTCGACATTTATTTTACCAAAGATCGGATTCTTCAGCAACAGCATCTGGTTCATTTTCTTTATAATTATTTTTATTATTTTTAATCTTTTTGATTGCTTCTATCCTCTGAGATTCAAAAACTGTATTTAAAGAATATTCTAGAAATTGTTTTAAAAGCCTTGATTCATTAAAATAAAAGCCTATTAAATAACTTTGTTTATTTTCACTATTTTGTTTATCAGTTTTATTAACTATATAAGAGAAACCAACCTGTTTATTATCTCTAATATAAGGGGATAATTTAATTTGTGTAGATTGTTTTTCTGAGGTATGATAAGCTGAAAATTCTGTATTTCTTTCTAGAGCATCCAAAAGACCAGCTGTTTCGGTAAGTGTGAATTTGATTTTTACACTTTTATTTGGATTATTTTGATTTTCCAAAAATGATCCTATTTTTTTAGATTCATTCCATGAGCTTTGCTTAATTAAGGAGCTCCATATAGAGCAATCTCTTGGATTAACAGAAAAGCTACAAGCTGTACCAGTGTTTTTACTATTAGGTTTATAAAATGCTAACATATTTAGATAATATAATTAATTTGAATTTTTGTCAAGTTTATTATTTGATTTTTAATTCACTTAATTTCATATATATTCTTTGGTCTTGTATTGCTATAATTTCTCCAAATACAGCATCTTCCTTTTTAGTACCTTTTACTATGACTATATTCTTTTCTTCGTAATTCTTATTGTTGTTTAAAGATTTATTACTTTCAATAAAATCATTAAATAAAAGAGTATCAATAGTATCTGTTTCATCAGTAATTGATACTCTACAAAATTTAGTCTTTCTCTCGTTTTTAGCTATTCCATTATATACATCAACTATTTCTCCAACAAAAAACACTTTTGAGCCAGCTGGAGTATCCCAAATCTCTTCCACGGTTTGAAGATTTTGTCTTTTATCATGGAAAATATCTTTTAAAGTTTTTTCATAAGTATACCCTAATAATCTTCTTTCGTAATACCAATTAGCGAAACTTTCGCTTTTACTATTTTGGTTATATATATTTAGGTATGGATCATACTTCTTTTTAATAGTCTCTAATCTAGAGTCCTTTATTACTACCTTATTTTTTTCGTCAGTAAACTTGTTTAAATGTTTTATAATTTTGATTAAATCATATTCAAATCTCTCACCAAAAGAAATACAGAACTTCTTTTCTTTTGCATTTAAAATATTCCATAATTGAGCCTCTAGAACAATCTTACTTCTTGATTGCTTGAATCCAGTCAAAGCACCTGCTTGAATTAAAGAGCAAAGAACTCCAATATTTAAATCTGCCTCTTCAGCAGCTTGAAAGATTTCAAATTTGTTAGAGTATCTATTTCTAAAGCTGTTCAACTTTTCAATTGATTTATCAGAAATCCCTTTAACAGATAGTAATCCAAATCTAATATCATTTCCTTCAATAGAAAAATCCATATCAGATTTTATAATGTGTGGGCGCAACAACTTGATATTGAAGGCGCTCATTTCTTTTTGAATTTTTGAAATCTCTCCTATTGAATCTGGTTCGTGCCTAGTCATTTTTAATAGAGACAAGAAAAATTCTTTTGGATAATTAAATTTTAAATACACAGTACAAGCAGCCAAAGCCGCATAAGCAATTGAATGAGATTTATTAAACGAATAATTCGCTGAGTCTTCTAAAATTTTCCATAAAATATCTCCTACTTCTTTTGGCAAGTTATTTTCTTTAATCTTATTTTCGATTTTCTTTTTCCAAGTTTTGATCTCTTCAGTTTTCTTCTTACCTACAATTCTTCTTAAGATTTCCGCTTCATCTAGAGTGAAACCAATTTTATTTGCCATTTGCATCAATTGTTCTTGATACAAAGCAACTCCACCTGTTTGTTTTAAAATATCATCAAAGAATGGATGTATACCTTCGTATTGCTGAGTATTAGTATAACGAGCATACGTTTCTGCGAATTGTAAAGCCCCAGGTCTAGCCAAAGCCAAAACAGCACTTAATTCTTCTAGATTTTTTGGTTTTACTTGTTTGCAGACTCTAAAATTTGTATCAGCTTCAATTTGAAATAATCCGTGTGGGGTTTTAAGCTCTTGCAAAGATCTGTATATTGACAAATCATTTAAATCTATATCAGTTATTTTTACGCCTATCTGCTTGCAAACGTCATCAACAACAGAAACGCTTCTCAAGCCTAATATATCTAATTTGATATTGAATAAAGAAACCCAATTCATATCGAAAGATGATACAGGTTCTTTGTCGCTAGAAAATTCAGTCGGGCAAGATTCCTCTAACTTATTATAAGACAACAAAACTCCAGAAGGGTGAACACCCTTATTCTTAATAAGGTTTCTTAACTTAAGAGCAGTTCCATAAATTTCTTTATTCTCATCGCACCATTTTTTAAACTTGGGTACATCTTCATAAGCTTCTTGAATATCTTTGACTTGACCATAAACTTTAGGTATTAGAGCTGATATCTCAGTCATTTCTTGGTCTGATTTTTCTCCAATTATTTTCCCGCACTCTTTCATCAGAAGCCTTCCACTTAAACTATTAAGAGTTAAAATTTTACTTGTCTTTCCTTTGAATTTTTCCTCTAAATGTTGTAGAACCTTTTGTCTATTATAATAACATATATCTAAATCTACGTCGCACATTAATGTACCATCCAAGTACATTATCCCATCGACTTCTTGCTTTTTAGCTCTAATCTTGGATATAAATCTTTCAAAATAAAGGTTATATTTTAAGCTATCTATTCTTGTTACGCCTATTAAGAATAAAATTAATGAACCCGCAGCCGACCCTCTGCCAAGACCAACTGGTATATTATTCTCTTTGCAATAGTTGATAACGTGCCAAACCAGTAATATGTAATCAATAAATCCAAGCTCTTTAATTGTATCTAGCTCATGTTTGATTCTACTAATATAATTATGGTATTCTTTAGAATCATTTTTTAGATTTAAATTTTTTAAACCTTTTAATGTTAAAGCTCGAAGAAAATCATAATTCGAAGAATCTTCGCTTATATTTAATTCGTGCTTGTACTTATTATCTATATGAAACTCAGGGAGCCTTACACCATGAAGGGGTAGGTTCACTTGAGAGAAGTTCTCTTCGAATTTTTTTGAGTTAATTAAAGTCTCCATTTTCTTTCTTTCTATCTATTTCCTCGCTAAAGGTTTTTAATCCTTTAGAAAGTATTTTCAAGGAATCTTCATTTTTTAGATTAAAAAATACATCTGCCTTTCCTTGCTTTTTTCCTTTTTGTATAGTTATAAGCATGTATTCTGCATCAGCTTTGTCTAATACATCTATCGCGTCATAAATGTCATCTAGTGAAGCCATATTATAAGTCTACCTGCCATTTCAATTTATTCCATATTTTTAAATTTAAGTCAAGATCATTTAATGCGTCATGAAGCTTTTCGTAATCATGATCTATCGCAGATTCTTTTCCTAAAAATGTAAGAGAACTTTTTACGTCTTTTCTTCTGGTATGATAAATTTTGTATTGATATTCTAAGAAATTATCTGATCTTTTGTATGGTAAGTTGTATTTAATACCTCTGGCGACACAATTTGTATCTATTATTTTTTCGGTCAAATGCTCCCAATGACATCCCATTTTTTTATAAAGCTCTTTTATTAAATATAAATCAAAACCCAATATATTATGCCCCACAATATAATCGGTATGATCTAACCAATCTTTAATTGTTGGAAATATCTCTTCTATTTTTACTCCTAATTTTTTAACTTTATTATGGTCGTATCTGGTGATTCTTGCAGCGTCGTCACTTATTCTTAAAGCAGTATCCCAATTTATATAATAGTTTTTACTGTCTATTTTTGTGTCGCCTTTTACTTTTAGCATTCCAATCTGCCAAGGTAAATTATGGCAAAAATTTAAACATAGATTAAAAGTTTCAAAGTCTATAAAAATAAAGCTTTTATCTTTATCGTATCTTAAAAGATGTTCATCCATTTTTGATTTTCTCCATCCAGCTTTCAAAGCAAAAAGTATCACTTGTCATATGCTCTATTTCTGGTTTATTTAAAGTTGTTCTCACATTTATGCATCTAAAAGTTAAATAAGCTTTAAAGTCAGATTTTGTTTTATAAAATACGCTTTTTACGTTCATTGTATCGTTTTTATTTTTATCACAATAATCTAATACTTTTGATTTTATTAAAGAATCAAAAGGGATGCCATTGTCTTCTATAAAGAAAGTCGGTGAACAGAAATCGAGTTGGGGTGTGCACAGCGAATTTCTTAATAAATTATTAAAAATAAATGAATCATAAAATGGCACGCATAAAAGTAAGTCTTTATTATCCCATAATGATTTCAAGGTTTTGTAGTCTATTCTTGGTTCGTAATAGAAACCGTTTTTTGCAGCTATACTAAATATTTTAATTAATTTTCTGTAGCCTTCATTATTTTTAAAAAATATAATAAATTTACAATTTTTGACTCTACTCTCATCGCTTTTATCTTCCATATTATCTGTGACAGTAATTCTTAATCCATATCTTAAATTTATATTATTCTTTTTAGTATTAGTATAAGCTTGTAGAAAAGAGGACATATTATCCTCTACAAGATAAAGGCTTTTTAAGTTATTTTCTTTTATTATATTAATAATTGAATCTGGATAAGTATTATTATGGTCTTCATCCTCAAGAGTAAGTATAGACCTTCCTATACTGTAGTGAGATTTAAATAAAGGAATAATATCCATAACCTTATTATAATTATAATATATATCTTGTCAATCTAAAAATTCGTCTTTAATAATTGTGTTAGGTGTGTCTGGACTTCGTTTCCACTTTGGGCAACCTTCATAAGATCTTTTCTCTATTACAAACCCTTTTGTTTCTTTAAAATTTCCATCAAAATTAGATTCAATCACTTCTCCTTCTGTGTTTAATTTTACATAATACTCATATGAATCTTTGTATGGGCATTTCCATCCACCAATTTGACACATCCATTTATTCTTTTCGTTATCCGCCGCAAAATTTGCTTGAGCAGTATCTTCATCAAAATTATTTATATAATTGTTTATATGCTCTAAATAATATTCAAAACCTTTAATTTGTTCTTCTGTAAAAGAAAGCTGTTGTATTGGTTGTTTTGGAAATCTTAAAAATAAAAATTTAACTATAGGTTTTAACTTTGGCCAAATTTTTAAACTAGCTAAACTATACATCATAGCTTGAATATTAGCTTCTAAGTCGTCTCCTCTAAATTTATATTTAGAGCTTTTATAATCAACTATATGCATTTCTTTTTTCTTTTTAATTGGTTTATCTATAAAACCTTTAATATGATATTTTGGACTATCATTCTTTATCTCAAAAGGAAATTCAGGTTTTACTATTTTGCCTCCTTCTCCAAAAAAGTCATGCTTTAATCCAACCATAATCATTTGGTCTAATATTTCAAAATTAGAGGGATCTAGCCCAACTTTTGTTTTTAATTTCTTGACTAATCTTTCCATCGCTTTGCTTCCAGTAATAGAATTTTGTTTTATAATTTTATTGTAATGCTTCTTATGTTTTGGATTTAAAAGAAATTCAAAGACTGTATGACAAATAGTACCCCTCAAGGCTCCATCATTTTGAGTCTGTGGAACTTTAGTGTGATAATTATTCCAATAAACCCATGAACAGGTTTCTAAGGTTTTTATTCTTGAAGCTGATAGAACTTTCAAGTTTTAATTTTCCATTCTTTTATTTCTTCTATGGACATTTCTCCGAAATCTTTTTTAACAGGTAATTTTATTTTAATTTGATTCTTATCGAAATATCTCAAAAGTTTATTCACGGCTTTTTCAGAAGCATTATTTCCTGCGTTGTTTTTGCTTGAATCATTATTGAATGATATATAAATTTTATTTGGATCTATTTTTAGTAATACATTTAATATGGCGGTACTAATTTCTAAACCAAATGTTACAATAGTATTTTGTACACCAGCATCCCATAGGGATAAACAATCTCCTATGCTTTCTATTATAAAAATTTCTTTTTCTTGTTTTAAGGTTTCTAGATTCAAGAACAAAGGATAGCACCAATTAGATTTATCCCCTAAATGCTTCCATTTAATTTTACTTTCATTCGTTACATCTCTTCCAGAAAATCCTATTATCTCTTGTTTATTATTAAAAATTGGGAATACATACCTATTCTTCATCTTTCCAGCTTTGGCTAATCCACCCTTAAAAAGACGCAAGGTTTCTTCATTCACATTTCTATTTATCCAATATTCGTGCTTTTTCTCAAGCTTTAAAAGAAGCTCTTTATCAAAGGTCTTTTTCTCTTTTATTTTAGGTTGAATTTCTGATTGATAGTTTATAGTTGAATAGTTTTTATCCTTAAGCCAACTTTTAGCTTGATCTTCTGTGTCAAGTTTTAAACTTTTTTTAATTAACGAGGGAAAGTCTCCACTTATATTTTCCTTAAAATCTACCCAAAATCCTGTATCCTTATATATCCTTAGCACAGTATCATTATCACTATCCCTATAAATAGGTTTAGTCCTATACTCTTTCCCACAATCTTTTAGGGAATATCCTATATTAGTTAATATTTGATATATGCTATTTACGTTTTCTTCCATTCTAATGCCTCCGATATGATTGGAAATTTTTTCATAAAAATACTCTTGCATTCTTCCGCTATAAGCCTGTGTTCTTTTTGAGTGTTTTCCTCTGTTCTTAATTCTATATAATGTATCCAAGACCTGAGTGTTCCTTTCATATACATAGTAGTCTGAGTAGTCAATGGTAGAATCATTCTGGCAACTTCTTTCGCTATTCCATTATCAATCATAGTTTGATAACAGTGCTCGCTTAAAGCTAAACTTTCTGAAATTAAATTTGTAATAGAATTATAAGCTGTGTCTTTTTTTGGCAATAAATTTTCTCCTACTTGTCTATTTTTATCACCCTGAAGTCTAAGTTCTATATCTTCATATTCTGTAGCTAAACTATATCTTAAACTAAATTCTTGAAACGAAAATGATCTGTGTCTTAAAATTTGAGCAGCTATCGCTCTGCTCGTTTTTATTTCTACTGTCATGTCTACCATTTCTAATGGTGACCAATGTTTGTGTTTGATTAAAAATTTTAAAAGTTTTGGTGCAGTTTCAGTATTCATTTGGTTTGACGGATTACTGACTCTAGCACAATAAGCGACAAGATCTTCTGAATTTAAAACTCCCTCTATATTAGCATCTGTTAATGATATTAATTTTACGTTCATAGGATTTCTCCATCATTTTGATTTCTATCATTAAGCTCATACTGCTCTCTTTGTCTTTGGGTTATAGTTAATAATGAGCCTCTTTCTTCTATTTTAAAATTGTGGACATTATAATTTAAATAATTCTGTGACCAAACTTGTTTACCGCTTGGGTCTAGTCTTCTTACTAAGTCTTGATGCCCCGCAGCTTCTTTACCTTGGAATCTTGTCTTTGTTGGTATTAATTTATGTGTTCCAAACTCTTGTCCATCCAAGGCTAATTCATCTAAAGTTTTCCTTCTAAAGATCGCTACAAAAGAAGCGAACCATTGTAATCTATCTGATAAAGCAATGACAGAGCTATCATCAACAACATTTGTAGATGAACGATTGAAATTCTCTCCTGTTCTATTTAGCTGCATAGCCGTGATAACTGGGCATTGTATTTCTTCGGATATTCTTTTTAATTTGTCAATTTTATCACCAATAGCTTGATGCTCCGCCCAGTTTTGGCCAACTTTTTCTCCAGTTAATTTTACATAATCATAAGCTATCAAAGCTTGATTTCCTCTACCAACTTTTGAAAGATACCATCTTCTGATTATCGAACAAATTTGGTCTATATTTTTACTGCCTACATGATAATGAAAATAATCATGAGCTTTTATATTCGCCCATGCAGCTCTTACTTTTGTTGTCATTTCTGGATTTTTTCTCCAATTACCAGTTTCTAAATACCACATAGGAACATCTGTCATAGATGATACCATTCTTAATTGAATATCTAAAGTTTGCATTTCTGTATCTAAAACTAAAGTCTTAGTTCTATTCTGTGGGATCTTGCTTGTATTAAAACACATATCATTTATCCAAGTAGATTTCCCTTGTCCAGGTCTACTTACGATTGCGTAAATGTTTCCATTTTTTAAACCTCCATATAATTTATTAAACTCTTGATATGGGGTTACCAGTCCGACTTCTTCTCTTGGAGAGTTTCCGATTTCTTCAATAATGTCTTCTATATTTTCAAATAAATTAACTGGCTCTTCATTTGATTCGTAAGAAGAGATTTTATTATTATAAATAGCATCTGCTTCGGATATTATTTTATCTATGGTCTCTTCTCCGTTTTTGGTTACGTATTGTTTTAATTTTTCTGCGGTTTGACCTATTTCTCTTCTTATTCTCAGTTTCATTAACTCTTTACAAGCATTCATTGTGGCTTCCTCTGTAATTTGAGAAAAGCTCAAGTTATCTATATAATCATAAATATTAATATCATCTTTAAATGAAATTCCAAGATTTTTAATTTTTTCAGCTAATAAAACTTTATCTATTTTCTCTCCCTTGTATTTAGTGTTTTTATATACAGCATATATGGTGGAATGGACTTCATGATAAAAGTCATCTTCAGATAAAAATACATCTATATCTGGAAATAAATTCTGATATTTTATAAGGCCGCTTAATACATGCCTCTCTATTTGAAGAGAATAAATCATTTATATAATAATAACTGTTTATATTTTAAAAGTCAAGTAAAGTATATATTAATCGTTATCTTCGTCTCGCTCTTCACTTTGATCGTATTTATCGTTTTCTTTATTTATAGCATCTGCTGTTGCATCCATATTCATTTGATCAACAGTACTTATCCATGAACCTACATAATATAAAAGAGCCATAGCATTCATTTGATTATCAAATTTGGTAAAAACTTGAGGATCACCTTTGGAGTTAAAATTAAATAAAATATATCCGCCGAAACTGCATTCGTCTAATTGCTTGAGTAGATTACTAGGAAAGGTGAATTTTTTTTTATTAGTCACTAAATCGTTTTACACTTAAATAATTAAAATTCCGCATTTTTCTTCTATATATTGTGGTGACAATTTTTTTAGGTCATTTTCGTACAATTCTAGAAATTTAAAATTATTCATTTCAAGCCATTTACTTTTTTGCACATCTCTTTTTATGCTTTGTAAGTATTTTAATCTTGAGTTGTCGTGAAAAAATTTGTTAAAGGATTCATGTTGATTGCCTTGTATTTCAACCGCTATCTTTTTTGTAGCATTTAAAAAATCGACTTTAAGCATACTCCCATAAACTGGAAACTCTTCATATACTATATGATTCTTCCAATATATATGAAAAAATTGTTTGAATTGATATTGCAAATTACTTCTACTTTTTGTGTCCCAATTTACAAGGTTTTTTCTTACGTTTTTATTAACGAGTTTTCCGTTAATATTTAATAACCTCATGACGCTAGAGTATTGATGAATTTTGTGTAAAAATGGTCTACTATCTGTTTGTTCTCTTCTAGATATAAGCGAAGATTGTCAATTCCTTGGTGTTGTTTTTTTAACTCAATATTTTCTTTCTTAAGCTCTTCAATAATCTCATCGTTAAAAGTAACCCAAGCACCTTTGGCTGTAGCAAACTCCCAAGAAAGAATTTGATCAATTATTTCGTACTCTTTCCACACAGAAGAACCATTCTTTCTGCCATATTTAATTGGGTATTGAATTTTTGAATTAGTGGTTTCATTTGTAGACTTTTTAATAGTTATTTTTACGTTATGTCCTATTATTTTATTTTTAATAGAATCATATCTCTCATTAGGCTTTTCTAGAATAAGATCTTTATTAAATCTTGGTTCAAATTCCAAAATCCAATTAGCAAAATGCAACAATGCATTTCCACCAGTTGCAGTCGTTTGTCTAATATCCTTGTTTGCTGCGTAGGGATCAAGTTTAATATCTGATCGTACTTGACTAATAAAAATCGCCATATGACCGCGTTTAGAAAGAGCTAGAGAAATCTTCTTCATCAACATTGATGAGATGACTGCTCCTCCTGCGACTTTAGTTGCTTCCGTCATGCTTTTTTGAGAATCGCCCTTAGTCATTAATCCATCAACTGAATCAAGAATAAATATATATCTCTTATTCTCATCATTATTTTGAATAAGATCTTTCATTAGTTCTGAAATAGTTTCAAAAATATTAGACTCAAAAACAAAACATGTTCCATCCTCCCACTCATCTGGATTAGAAATAAATTTTATTCCAGATCTTTCCTTAACCTCTTTGCCAAGTCTTCCTTCGGCTTTGATTAGTAATGCTCTTGAATCTTTTATGTTATTTAAAAAGTTTTTTGCAACCTCTAAAGCTTCAGAAGTTTTTCCCCCTTCGTTCATGCCGATAAATCTATGTAATCCTGGGCATAGTCCTCCACTAGTTGCTATATCAAGATTTAAGCTACCAGTTGATACTTTATAATGTATTTCGTCTTCAAAATTATAATGGTCATCCTTGTTTTCTTTTAAGAAAGAGGCTAATCGACTCTTTGCAGATGGTCCAAGATTTTGATCTGTTACGTTTTCTTCTTTTGGTCTTCTTCCCATGATCTTATAAATTGTATGATATTCTTAGGTTTTTGGCAAGTCTTTTTATCTTCTCCAATTTTATTATCTAATATTGAATGCTTTTCTTTAGCTTGCTCTTTCATCCCTTGGACTTTATGCCCAATATTTAAAAAGGCTATACCTTCTTCGGTAAGAAACCAAGCTAAACTCGGTAATTTTACCTGTCTTAAACTATTCCAAAAACTATGGTCTTTATGTTGCTTTATTAATTTTTGAGCTATTTTTATTTCTCTTGCCCAATTAACATTATTTTGAATATATTTTTGGATTATAAATTGGCAAAGCTTATGACTTTTCATTTTAATGCATCTGGTTCTGTACCTACAAATGGTACAAACAAAGGATTTAATTTTTTATGATAAGACCAAAACGGTATTAATCTCTCTCCAATAAATGATAATAATCTTTTATTTGAGTATCTTCTTTCTATAGGGTCGTAAGTCAATTGTACAAAATCGCTTCTTTCCAGTAAAGAATTAATTATTTCTAAATAAAAATCGACATATTCTTTAAAAATTTCCCATTTTGTTATAAGTGGAGATCCCCATATATGCTGGTTAGATTTATAAAAAAAATCTACGCTTTCTTTATACCCTTTTTTAGAAAGTTCTTCTATTAAAATGTCAAAAGCTTTCGTGGGGTGATCTTGAGCCCATTGTTGTATATAGTTTTCAGGCAACGTCTTATAAGTATAATGTATTACGTCACAATGACTTAGAAGATTTAAGGCCGTTTCTTTCTGGTCGTTAGAAGTAAGATATTGAAAAGTTAATTGCGTGGGAGGCATATATCTTGATACATAGCACGGGTGGTCATTATGATTTAAAAAATCTGGATATCTTCTGTAATGATTTACGCCTACATATTTAGCTTCTTTATTGTTCTTAGCTATGTGAACGAAAGAATCATATTCACCAATAGGAAGACTTGGATTTAAATTTTTATGTTTCTCTATTATTTTGCATTTAGGATTAGAAACGTTTTTTTCATTCGCTAATGGTGTGTGCCAATCAGATTCCAAAAACGCATAGTCTTTGTAAAAATGGGTATACATTAGGATATCTTTCATATGAATTACTTTCTTTTAAAAAGCATTAAAGTCATTTTGATATGATAATATACATATTAATACTAGTCAATCACTTTTATGCATGGGAACATAACTATAAATTTGCCTTTATAACCATATTCTTTTAGAGATTGAATTATAAAATCTTTAAAATTGTGAGCTAATATTAATATATATTTTGGACTGTCTTGTTTTAGAAAATCTCTAGGTACTACTTTTAAACCTGTGCCAGGAACATATTTACCTTGTTTGTCTTTTGTGTCATCTACAACATATTTAAATTTATTATTTATATCTATTGAGTTTAAATAAATGCATCCTTTAGCAGCTGCTCCAAAGCAAGCGATTGAACCTTGAATTTGATTCAAAAAGATTTTATCTTCTGATATTTTTTTAATAATTTTTTTCCCCCAGATTGAAAAATCATACTCCCGCTCTGCTTTTATATAATGATTTATTTTAAAAAGGTCTTCTTCGTCTTCATCTTTGTTTGACATGATTAAACGTAATGTGCCTCCATGAATGTCTTTTTCAGAAATATCAATAATTTTTAACCCATACTTTTTGAAAATAATATGTAAAGGATAAACCAACCAGTAATAAACATGCTCGTGGTAAATTTGATCAAACTGATTTGTTTTTACCGTTTCTAAAAAATAAGGAAACTCTAGTAACCATCTGCCGTCTAAATTTTTTACTATACCTTCTACAAATTTTTCATAAAATGGATTATGCTGAAAAACATTTGTAGAGGTTATTAAATCAAACTTATTTTCAAAAGTTCTCTCTCCCCAATATTCATTGTAATACGCTATTCCTGCTTTTTCATTGTCTTCTTTAAAAGACTCGCTAGCGTCTATATTGGTAAGATTTAATTTATAATCAGATAACCTTCTAAAAGAGTTTAAGAGGGCGCCATCGTTTCCTCCTATATCTGCAATATTTTTTGGATCAAATTTTTTAACATCATCCCACATCTTTTCGCAATGTTTTACATATGGAGCATTAACAGAAGACCTATATAGATAATTAGAAAACATTTTTTCGGATTTTATATCTACGCCTAATTTCATAATTAAATTATCTAGCTCAAATATTTCCAAAGGGTATCTTTTGCAGTCAAAAGAGTCTTGCTGTGTGTTTGTAAGATTGTTGACTAAAGGAATATCACCTAAATTTATAATTGATTTCATTACCATACCCATTCTTTTAAGCATTTATCTAAAGATTCGTTAACTTCAGAAAGTTTTATACCGCAAGATAATATTTTACTATTATCTGTTATGCAGTTCGATCTAGGCATTGAACTTATTGTTTTATAAAACTCTTCCATACATATAAAATTAGCTTTTTTATCTGGTATTATAGTGTCGATTATTTTTTTTACTACATCAACAGCCGATATAGATCCACTATTTGTTATATTATAGATACCAAATGGAATTTGTTTTTTTATTGATTCGATACAGGCAGATACAAATTCTTTTTTGTTCGATAAAGAATTTTTTTCAATTATTAAAGTATTGTAATTTATAACTTTGGATATATAATTTCTATCATTGTTAACATTTTCAAAAGGCAATCTTATTCTCCAAATATAACTTTTACTGTATTCTTTAATTTCTTTTTCTGCCAAAGCTTTTGTCCCAGTATAAAAACCACAATTATTTTGCTCAAAAGTAAAATTAGGTTCATCGTTTTCTGAGAATCCTTTTTCGGAATTAGAATCACCGTTATACAAGCATCCAGTTGAGATATGGCAATATATTATATTATGTTTTTCACATACATTTTTTATAAGTATAGGCAAAAGTATATTGCCTGAAATACACTTATCTTTCTGGCTTTCACAAGCTTCTATGTTTGGTTTACCAACAAAAGCTGCAGAATTTATAATATAATTAATTTTTTTATTTTTTATCAGTGAAGTTAAGTTATTCTCATTGCAATCTTTATATGATAAAGTTACAAAATTAATTTGATTTTTAACTAATTGACTAACGAACTCTTTCCCTATGTACCCAGAAGAACCTATTAATAATATCATTTTAAATTGTAAATATCATTTTCTACCATTTTTCTAATAAGTTGTTCAAATGATGTTTTTGGCCTCCAGGAAAGGTCTTCTCTTGCTTTTGAAGAATCGCCTAATAATAACTCAACTTCTGCTGGTCTGTAAAATTTAGAATTAATTTCGACTAATGTTTTGTCGTCATTAGAAATGTATTTTGAATTTTTATTTTCTCCTACCCAATTACCTTTTATGTTAGCAATTTCAAAAGCTTTTTGAACAAATTCTTTTATAGTATGAGTTTCGTTCGAAGAAAAAACGTATTCGTTTGGGGTACCATCATAATTTTTGTTATATATATCTTGATTAAGCATCATCCATATGCCTTCTATGAAATCTTCTGCATCGCTCCAATCTCTTTTAGCTTCAATATTCCCCAACTCTAAAGGTTGGAAAATTTTATTATTTTTAATCGCCGCATAGATTCTAGCAACATTTTTTGTTATTTTTCTTGTAACAAATTCTTCTCCGCGCCTTGTTCCTTCGTGGTTAAATAACCATCCTTGAATAGCATATAAATTATAAGACTCTCTATATACCTTGACTAATTGACGAGAAGCGGCTTTGCTTGCTCCGTATGGACTCCTTGGCCTGAGTGGATGCTGTTCGTCCTGCGGGGTATACAACACATTACCAAACTCTTCGCTTGATCCAGCTTGATATAATCTACAAGAAGGCTTATATAGTCTAATTGCTTCTAAAATATCAAGAACTGCTGTGGAATTAGTTTGCCAAGTCTGTCTGGCAAAGTCCCAGCTACTTGCAACAAAACTTTGCGCAGCGAAATTAATAAAATAATCTGGTTGAATTTTTTCTAATGTTCTAGATATAGCATGAGGATCAGTTAAATCAAAATTAATAAGATGAAATCTATCAGAATTGATATGTTTAATATTTTCGTGATTATAAATGCTTAATCTTCTCACTCCACCAAAAATAAGGTAATCTGTATTTTTAAGTAAAAAGTCAACCATATGACTTCCATCTTGACCAGTTACTCCAGTTATTACTATCGTCTTTCTTCCGTTAATTATTCTACTTGCATCTTCTATATTAAGAATATTGGCTGTATCTATTTTTTTACCATAATATGTTTCTTGAAAATTTTTCATTATTTAATGATTTGTTTTAATTGATCTAATTTTGAAATTTCATTACCAGTATTATTTGCTCCATCTAATCCTACTGCGTGATATATAAAACTTCCATGATGATTAAATGCTATAGATGGAAATATAGCTGTTTTTTGAGCAACGTTTTTGTAATTAGTTCTTAATAATTGATGAAAAATGGGCTGATCGTCTATGGCTCCATTGTTTACTTCGCATATTCTTATTAACTCCTCCATTATAGAATTCATATAATTAGAAGATTTGCAAAAGAATACCCCAAAATTAAAATTAAAATATCTACATTCTGGTTGTTGATTAACGTAGCATACTATAAATTCCGTTCCAATATCAGAGAAATTTATGAATCTTTTTAAGTCTAAATCAAAATCTACAAATACGGCATCTGCATCGAGATAAAAAATCCAATCATAATCTTCATTTTCTATTATAGATTTTAAAATATATGGCTTATTCCAGTAAACTCTTCTTTCGCTAGTTATATCCTTTGGTACAAAATCTCCTATATAGTCTTGATAATCGTAATTATACTTTTTACAGTATTCTATGTTTTTAGGTTTAGTAATATTAAGAGCATTTAAAAACCTATCATCTGAATGTTGTATTACTTTAATTCGCATATTTAAATTATAAAATAAAAATATTTTAAAGTCAAAATAATTTTTGACAAAAAGATAAATAGTTTATAGTATAGAGCATACATACCGCCCAATTAGCGGATAAGGTTTGTCGTACTCCAAAAAAAACGATAAGTCTTATTAGTTCGAAACGTGGGCAACGCTATAGGAGCTTGCGACCCAGATAACCACTAGTAATAGTGGGAGTGTAGGTGTAAGGGCTAACGCGCGATGGATGATTCTACCGACATCCGATAAGTGTTAGGGGCCGAAAGGCTTATAGACTCAATTGGGAAGTAGAACTAATAGGCTTTGCTAACTTTGTGAAAAACACAGGGAAAGCTCCGCTTTGAAGAACTCATTGGGAAGTTAATTTATATTAAGGTATTGATACACTTGATTGGTTAAGTTATATCTTTTGTTAATAACAAACAATAATTTTCTTTATTTAAGTATAAATATGATGTAACATACTATACTGTTTAAACAAGGGGAAATGATGACTAAAATTATAAATGTTAAAAAAAGAAATAATGTTTCAGAAAAATTTAATATAGAAAAAATTCACAAAATAATAAATTGGGCAATAGAAAACTTAAGTGGAGTAAGTCTTACTGATATTGAAATTAATGCTAAAATAAATATCCACGAAGGAATCACAACTAAAGAAATTCATAAATTATTAATTGAGAGTGCTGCTAATTTAATTTCTGTTGAAAAACCAAATTATCAATATGTAGCTAGCAGATTATTAAATTATCAATTACGTAAAGATGTTTGGAAAGGAAAACACGCACCAAGACTTATAGAAGTAATCCAAAATGGGATAAAGAATAAAATTTATGATCCAATAATTTCTTCTAAGTACACAGAGGATGAGCTAAATAAGATTGGAGAATTTATAGATCATGATAGAGATTTTATTTTTACTTATGCTGGAATCAAACAGCTTTGTGATAAATATTTAATTAAAAATAGAACTACTAATATTATTTATGAGACTCCACAATTTGCTTATATATTAATATCTGCCTATGCTTTTATGAATTATCCAGTTGAAACTAGAATAAATTATATTAAAAAATTCTATGATGCTATTAGTAAGCATAAAATCAATCTTCCAACACCAGTAATGGCAGGAGTTAGAACTAGTAGTAAAAATTATGCTAGTTGCTGTTTAATTGGAGTAGACGATAGCAGAGAAAGCATTACAGCTAGTGCTACTGCTGTTAGTATGGCTACTGCTAATAGATGCGGTATTGGTATTGACGTTAGTAAGATAAGAGCAATTGGTTCTCCTATTAAAAATGGAGAAGTCGTTCATACTGGTCTTATACCTTTTCTTAAAATATATGAAAGTAGCGTAAAAGCTTGGCAACAAAATGGTCTTAGAGGAGGCAGTGCTACTTGTAATATTCAATGGTGGCATTACGAAATAGAAGATGTTGTAGTATTAAAAAATAATGCTGGTACTGATGATAATCGTGTTCGCAAATTAGATTATACGGTTGGTATGAGCAAATTATTTTATGATAGAGTTCTAAAAGATGAAGAAATTACTTTGTTTAATAATTCTGAAGTACCAGAACTTTACGAAGCTTGGGGCACAAAAGATTTTGATAAACTCTATAAAGAGTGCGAAAGTAAAAAACTTAAAATCAAAAAGAAAATATCTGCTCGTAAATTATTCTCTCTAATTATTAAAGAAAGAGTCGAAACTGGAAGAATTTATATATTAAACATTGATCACGCTAATGATCATGGCGCTTGGCTAGATAAAGTGACAATGAGTAATTTATGTACTGAGGTTATACATCCTACTATTCCACTTAAAGATTACCATGACAAGGATGGAGAAATTGGCATGTGCATTCTTTCTGCTGTTAATATGTTAGAGATTAAAAACTGGCAAGATCTAGAAAAAACTTGTGATCTTATAGTTAGATTTCTTGATGAAGTTATTGAATTACAAGATTACTTTAATATTGCTGCTGAAAATTTTGCTAAAAAAAGAAGAAGTCTTGGCGTTGGTATAACTAATTTAGCCGCTTTTCTTGCGAAAAATGAATTAAAATATACATCTGATAAAGCTCTTTCAGTATTAGATGAATGGATGGAATATTTTCAATTTTATTTATTAAAATCAAGTCTTGAATTAGCTAAAGAAAAAGGTAAATGTGAAAAATTTGATAGAACTAAATACGCTAAAGGTATATTACCTATTGATACATACAAAGATAAAGTAGACGAACTATGCAAAAGAAAACTTTCTCTCGACTGGGATAAATTAAGAAAAGAAATTAAAGAGTTTGGTTTAAGGCATTCAACTCTATCTTCTTGTATGCCATGTGAAAGTAGTTCAGTTATTCAATCCTCTACAAATGGAGTAGAACCAATCAGAAGTCTCATAACTTATAAGATGAGTAAAATGGGTAAACTTCCAGTACTAGTTCCAGGCATAGGAAAATATGATGAAAATTATGAATTAGCATATGACTTTAAAGATAACATTGGGTTATTAAAAATTAATGCTATTATTCAAAAATATATTGACATGGCCATATCAACTAATGTATACTACAACTATAGCCATTATGAAAATAATATTCTTCCAGACGCAAAAGTTATGAAAGAAATTATATATGCATATAGTCTTGGATTAATTAGTCTTTATTATAATAATACAGATGATGGAGACAAAGAGCAATCCTTAGACGAGAAAGAAGATAAAGACTGTTCTTCTGGAGCATGTAAATTATAAACATGAATCAATCTCAAGAATTTTATCTGTTCTTTAAAGAGAGTTTAAATGTAGACTTAATAAATTCATTTAAATTAAATAATAATGAATATAGAGCTGGTCAAGATAAAATAGTAGATAATTTTTTAAAATTTAAAACTAATGGTTTTTTTCTAGACGTAGGTGCTCACGATTATAGACATATAAGCAATTCTTTCTTCCTTGAGAAAGAAAGAGCCTGGAGTGGTGTCGCTGTTGAAATAGACCCATCTTTTAATCAAGGATGGGAAGTACATAGAAAAAATACTTATTATATTAATCAAGATGCTTTAACTATAGATTATAAGAGCGTATTAGAAAAATATAACTCTCCTAAATTAATAGATTACTTATCAATAGATTTAGATCCTCCACAACTAACCTTAAAAACACTTTATAAAATATTTGAATCAAATTTTAATTTTAATATAATATCTTTTGAGGTAGACTATTATAGAGACTCAGAAGTAAAAGATAAATCTAGAGAATTTTTAAATAATAAAAATTATACCCTAGTAGCAGAACTTTACGGTGGAGAAAAATCAAACTTAATTCATGTAGACGACCTATGGTGTAATAATGACTATATACATAATATTTTATGAAAAGCGTTTTAAATATAAAAAATATAGACCATACAAAACAACCATTATTCCTTGGAGAAGATTTAAATCTTCAAAGATATGATAGATTCAAGTATCCAATATTTTTTGAGTTATTCAAAAAACAAAATGAAAATTTCTGGTGGCCCCATGAAATAGCTTTAGGAAAAGATCGTAGCGATTACAACAATCTAACAGATACAGAAAGATTTGTTTTTGATAGTAATTTAAGATTTCAAACTCTTGGGGATAGTATGCTTTCTAGAAGTATTCATTCTCTTAAAGATTATGTTAGCAATCCAGAACTTGAGATTTGCATGAATACATGGGCTCAATTTGAAGGTATTCATAGTTATTCTTATTCTTATCTTTTAAATAATGTATATCCAGATGCGACTAAATTTTTTGATAGCATTATGGAAGACAAAGAAATTATAAGTCGTGCAGAATTAATTAGAAGTAACTTTGATAAAATTCTTGGAGATGATGACAAGAAAGATCCTAAACAAAAGATTTTTGACGCTATCCTCTCTATTAATGTAATGGAAGGTCTTGTATTTTATGTTTCTTTTGCTTGTTCTTTCTATTTTGGATACCGCGGCAAGATGGAAGGTAATTCTAAGATTATTAAATTTATTCAAAGAGATGAAGCCTTGCATTTTGCAGTTAGTCAAAATTTACTTAAAATTTTAAGAGACGAAGATAAAGAAGGTTTTACAAGTATAGTAAAGAAAAATGAAGATAAAATCTACGCTTTTTATGAACAAGCCGCTAAGAATGAAAGTGAATGGTCTGAGTACCTCTTTAGTAATGGCAGTTTACTTGGATTAAATGCAGAGGTTTTAGATGGCTACTCTAAGTGGCTTTGCGATAGCAGACTAAGAAGTTTGGGATATAAGAAGATATTTAACCAAAAAGATAACCCTATTGGTGGATGGCATGACAGTTATCTAGATAGTAGTAAGGTACAAGTCGCTCCCCAAGAAACAGAGATATCATCTTATAAGGTTGGTGCAAGAAAGACTGATATATCTGATGATGACTTTAATGATTTAAAACTATAATATTTATAAAAAAATTCCTTTCTAATAGTGTAATTATTAGAGTATGGATAATCTTCAGTGGTTGCTTAATATATCATTTGGTATTGGAGCCTTTCTTTCTGGTTGGGTCTTTACTCGTATTTTTACTATGATGGATAGACAAGAAAAGCTTATAAAGGATATTAACGATAAAACTTTTCATGATTTTATAGCTTTAAGAAAAGAGATGGAAATTGAAGGTAGAAAACATCAACAAGAAATAGCTGATTTAGCTTTAAAAATATCTACAACTTATGTGACAAAAGAATCTTTTGATGATTATTTCGACAGAATTGAGTCTAAATTAGACAGAAACTTCGACGCTATTCAAAATTTTTTAATTAATAAAAAAGATAAATAATTTGTGTAAAATATTGGAGTTAATTTATTTTTTTACTATCAGGATGCTTTTTACCTTTTCTCTTTTTGCTCCACTTCTTTTGATACTCAGTTTTTACTGGATCTACTCCTCCATATAACCTAGATCTTTTTTCACTCAACTCTCCGCTCATATCCCAAAGGTCGCCCATTGTGCCTTTTTTATTTTTTGTATATTCAAGAAAGTCTTGCTGTGTCGAGGTTGATTTTAATGTTCCATCAGTATTTAATTTTGGTGCAGTATATATTCTGTTCCATTTAACTCTATCTTTATCTATATATTCATGTTTATCATGAATGCTTTGAGTTAATTCTATAACTTTTTTAGTTTTAGGGTGTTGATAAATATATTGAGGCATTACTCTTTTAATATAGATGTTAAATTATCAAGAAACTTTTTAGAAGAAAACTCTTTTTGTAATTTAAGACCTTCTTCATTAACTGGATTATCTTTTACTTTTTGCTCTGCTTTTTCCATAGCTGAAATAAATTCATCTTCGTTAAAATCAAAAATACTTCCTTGATTAAAAGGAGAACCTTTTTGAAAGAAAATTTGATCATAGGCTTCAATTTTATTACTTGAATTTACAAGTACAGAATTATTTTTGTTAGCCCAACCTTTGTATCCATGTTCATTCATGATTACGCCATACTTCCCTAAAGCTACTGATTGAAATTCTGGTAATCCCCATCCTTCTCCACCGCTCATACCAATGACAATGTTTGAACTATTTAAATAATCGTTATACATTCCATTTTTTGACATCCCACCAAGAAATGATATATTAAAATATTTTTCACCCCCTAGAATAGATAGAATCATTTTTTCTTGGTCTTCTTGTTTCATGAAAGGGTTAAAAATAGAGCATTGTAAAAAGTATTTGCTATTATTTCCATATTTTTTAATCCAGGTTTTTATAATTTTTTCGTGATTTTTTCTTTTTTCTAATTTTCCACATAAATTAAATACGATTCTATCATCATTAAAATATTTTTTATTTGTTTGCTTAAAATTGTAGTGATCAAAAGCTAAAGGAATATATTTAGCATTCTTGCATCCACGTTTATTGAATAAATCAACAGTGTCTTGTGATGAGAATAATACCTGTTTTTGATTATTCGCGATATTAATTTCTTCTTCTGTTGGTGAATCTAGTTCGTAAAATGTTAGTAAGGTTTGATTGTTGGATAAACTCTCCATAGACCCGTTTAAGTGCCAAAGCTTAAATGAATCTATGGATCGTTTATGATCTTTTAGACTTCTGTTTAAATTAAGACTCAACCAATCAGCAAATTCTTTATCAATGTTCTCTTGGCTAGATAAGTCTGCTTGATTACCAATTAAGAAAATGTGTGAATCTATTTTTTTAGACTCATAAATCTCTCTTAATAGTAAAGTAGAAATTTGACCAAAACTTACTGAATTGATTGGTAAATTTAAACAAAGTTTCACAATAATGTGTCTTCTACTTCTTCTGCCTCTTCGATTACTTCTGCAACCTTAACTTTCGTAGGAGCAACCTTTTTAGATACAGTTGTTTTTACTGTTTCGGTAGCATTAATTGCAGATGTTTTATCCATGGGTTTAGATAGATAGATTCTGTAATCAGGAGCTTTCTCATTGTTGTTCTTATTCTTGTTAGAAAAAACAACGATTTTAAGCTCTTTTTCAATACCTAGTTCGTCTACTTTTACATAGCCTGATAGATACTTTTGATTTTGACCTTCTCTTTTCCAAAGAGCGCCAACATCTCTCTTAGCCCAATCATTTTGTTTAGTGTTATTATTATTTGTATTCATACTTGTATTTATCTTTCTGTTGTTTATTTTTTCTCCTTTTAAATAGTATCTTGAAATTGATTACTTTCTAATTTATTTTTAAGAAATTTTAAAGCCTTGTTATGTAAGTTAATTACAGTTTGAGTGCTTATTTTTAATTTCTTAGCAATCTTACTCCAAGATACAACTTTTTTATCCGAAAAATATCTCATTTTGAATATTTCTTCTATTCTTTTATCTTTAAATTGAGATAATATATTAAAAATGTATTCATAATTGTCTTTATTTATTGATCTGACAGTTTCTAAACATTGTTTTCGTTCTATGATATTTTTTATATTTTCATTATCCATAGATATCGAATTGTTGTTTTTATTCATTGAGTTAAGACAATGAAATCTCATTTGATTACCAACCCAAGTAGAAAATTTTATATTTTTTGAAGGATCAAAATTTAATATAGATTTATACATAACATAATCTTTTTCTTTAGCTACTTCATTTGGGTCTAGACCTGTAGAAGATAAAGCGTTGTAATATTTTTTAATCATAGAAAAGCATACTCCACTATGCCTAGTTTCAAGTTCTTTCATAGCTTCGCTACAATTTTGGCATTTAACTTCTTGTATTAATTCAAGATCGTTTTTTTGGTTATAAAATAATTTGTTCATATATGTTTTTTAAAAAATTTAAATGGTTATAATACAAAGAATCAATATCATCCTCTGTTTCCCATATAAGTTTTAAATCTGCTTTCTCTTTTATTTTTGTATCGTTTTCTTTTTCTTCAAGATTAGCTGGCATAATTAAATTACCGTTCATATCTAATCTAGAAATATGCACTAAAATACCATTTCTACTTTTAAGCCAAAAAAATTCATCCTCTGGATACTCCATATATCTTACGTCAGTAACAATTGGAACAGTATCCTCTTTAACTAAATCTTCTATAGATAAGTCTAGCATATTAGTCCAGTGCTTACCTTTAGATAAGGTTCTTTTTACTTTACCATAAGCTACCATAATTGGTCTTATTAAAGTTTTTTCTTGTGATGATGCTTCTAATATATTAATATCAAATTTATTGCATATAAAATCTTTAAGATCATTTTTTAAATTATCAGCTAAAGCAAGTCTTTGGGATTTAATATTCTTGCTACTAAGATGTCTTGCTATTAAAGAGCATAATGTATCTTTACCAGATGTAGCTACGCCAGAAATTCCTATAATTTTCATTAAATTTTTTGATATTTTATGTTGTAAAATTTAAATATTTTTTTACAAGAGCAGTCTTTGTCATATTCTTCAGAGTATACTACATGTTTGATTCCATAGCAAGCTATTAAATTAGCACAATATCCACATGGCAAAAGAGTCACATATATAAAATGTGGATTATCATATCTAGAAATACATGACAAAGCGTTAACTTCTGCATGAATCATAAAACTTCTTCTAGCGTCTCTATTTATCCAAAATTTATTATGCACATTTTTACTTTGCATGAGACCATTGTATCCAGTAGACAATATTCTCCCATCTTCTCTCAAGACTACAGCGCCCACCTTTTTATGCGGATCTTCTGATGTTTTAGCTATTTCTTGGCCAATTTTTTTAGCCATTATTATGAATTTTTCTTTCATTAAAAATATTTGAAATATATTCTATTTTAAATATAATTTAATGTCAACATTTTTATGAAAATTTTAAATCAAATATCATTTATTATTATGTTATTATTAATATGGTTTAGAACTAATGCTTTTAGAGAATACATGTCGTTATTAAATATTAAAAAAATTACTAAAATAATCAATTTTGAAGAGTATAAGAAGACAAATCCTTCTATAGATTATTTGAGTTTTATAAAAATTAAATACCCTAATTTCTTTACCCAATTGATAACTTGTCCTTATTGTATTGGTTTCTGGATATCAGTTTGCTCTTGTTTATTGTTTAATGATATATTATATTTGCCATTTTATTATGTTTTTTCTATAATTCCTTATAGAGTAATGGAGAATTATTTATGAGCGATAAAACTATTTTAATTAATTCAATGAATGATTTATACGCCTTATTAGTCCAAAACCAAGATATAATCTATAAAGACCCTCAAATGTGCATTATTAAAGACTTTCTTGATATAGCTTATGGTGGATGTCCTTGTAAGAAGACTCAAAATGAATCTCAAGCCTTAGAAGTCTTGAGAGTATTGAATATTCATGGAGATTCAAATATTATTACAGAATTAAAAAATCACATTGGTACAGATAAAATTATAATTAATATTAATAACGAGCATTTATTTGATTTGTAGTGAACATTTATTTTTTTCAATGGATATCTGAACTTGGTGGGGCAGATACAAGATTAAAAGATTTAATTAAACTTCTTTGTAAGGATCATAATCTATACTCTATACCAAATGATAATTCCAGATTATCAGAAAATGATAATCTTAATTTTTTTAAAAAATATAACGTTAAATATTTAAGTTGGTCCGACCTTCCAAAAAAATTAGATGGAGTAGGAATAGCTTTTTGTAATTTTAGGTTATTTTCAGAAAATTGGAGAATCAAAAGAATTAAAGACTCTGGCTTGAAATTTATTTGGTCAAATGATATGATGTGGCACACAGATTATGAAATCCAATCCTTAAGAGACGGAATGATTGATGCATATTTATACACTAGTGAATTTCATAAAGAAAAAATGCAAATAAAAGACTCAAAACTTTTAACCAAAGAGTTTATAATTCCTAATTATTTTGATGCAGATTCTTACGATTATTTTGATAGACCTAACAGAAATTTTTTTACTATAGGAAAACATAGCAGACCTGATGATGAAAAATTTTCAGATGATTTTCCTTTATTTTATGAGAATTTAAACTTAAAAAATCCTAGATATAGAGTCATGGGGGTTTCTGATAATTTCAAAAGAAGATTTGTATCCCATAATTTCAATAATCAGTGGGATTTGCTTGCGCCAAACCAAGAAAAAACTTCAAATTTTTTAAACTCATTAGATCTTTATGTTTATAATAGTCGCAATACTTTCATAGAAAACCAAAGCAGAGCAATTATAGAAGCCTCTTTAAACGGCTTGCCGATTATCGCTCCAAATAAATATAATTTTCCTAAACAAATTATAGATAAAGAAACAGGTTTTCTTCATAATTCTTATGATGAATGCAAAACATACTGCAAGGAGCTTGAAGAAAACTATTCATTAAGAAGAGAAATGGGTTTTAAAGGCAGTAGAATAACTAAAGAAATATGGTGCAATAAACAGCGTCACATAAAAGATTGGCAAATGATATTTTCGTCTTTATGAAAATATGTTATTGGTCAATATCTTGGGGACAATATAGCTATATATTACAATCTTTATTAAAATCATTTAAAGATGTTGAAATGCAAGAAGACTTCCATGTTTTCTCAGATATTAAATTAAAATATGCAGAAAATCATAATCTTATACCTAAAATAGAATTAGATAGATTACAATTTTTTAAGTTTCATTACTTAAAAGAGATATCGAAATTAGATTATGATGTATTTGTTTTTATTGATGCTGATCATTTTTTTGTTAGAAAACCAGAAATAGAAATAAAAGATATTTTATCCGATGGTTCTTCTTGGCATTCTTTTTTAGAGAGTCCAATTAATTCTTACAAAACTCAAAGACAAGATTGGTGGGGAATTAAAAATCATGAACTAGAATTGTATTTTAAAGATCTAGGAGTTATTAATCAAGAGATAAGAAATACTAATGGTGGGTTTTGGATATGCAAAAAGGATTTCGTAAAAGAAGCTTTTGATTTAGCTTTTAAATGTCACAATTATTTAAAAAGCAAAAACCATATTGTGCCAGAAGAAGTATCAATAGGTTATATATCTCATATAGCAAGTAAAAATATAGAAAATAGATTTGCAGAAAAATATTTCAACTATTGGGCTTCTGATTGGACAAGTAATTTTAATAATAGTATCCCCAAAAATAAACCTTGGGAATGGGTTTCTTATATGACGATGCAGAAGTTTATCGTAAACCCTGCGATTGTTCACGGAATGAGAAGCAAAAATTCACTTATTGAATACGGAAAAAAGGTCTTGACTAATTAATATATTAGTATTATCATTCTTACAATGCAAATAACTTTTAAAGAAGCTATTGGATACGATGATATCGCGCTTTTGCCTAATTTTTCAGACATAGTCTCAAGAAAAGAAGTCAGCACAAGAACTAAAATTTCCAAAAACAATTATATTGATATTCCAATAGTATTATCACCAATGGATACAGTATCTTCTGTAAAGTCTTGTATTAAAGCCAATAAAATTGGCTGTGCTGGAGTTTTGCATAGGTTTATGTCTATTGAAGAACAATCTTTAAAAGCTAAAAAAATTAAAGATGAAAGCGGTAAATCAATATCTGCTATAGGTTTAAAAGATGCAATAGAAAGAATCAAGGAATTATCTAGATATACAGATCTATTCTTTTTAGATACAGCAAATGGTTTAGCGAAAAGTGTTGAAGACTTTTTAATATGGTACAAACAATCTGAATATAAACAAGATATTATTGTTGGAAACACTCTTACTAAGGCGAGTGTTCATAGACTAGCTAATTTAAGAGCCGATGGATTCAGGCATCTTATTGGACCAGGAAGTATGTGTTTGACGCAAATTAAAACTGGGATTGGATGTCCAAGCGTAACTGGTTTGTCTTACGCTTGGACTGCTATAAGAAATTACCAATTAGCTAATTTAGATCACTTTAGACAAGAGAACCCAAAAGAAGAAAATAGACCAAGTATTCTTGCTGATGGTGGAATTAGAAATCCAAGAGATTTAGTTAAAGCTATTGCTAGTGGTGCGGATGGAGTAATTTGTGGAAGAATATTTGCTGGACTTAGCGATCTTGTTGATGAAGAAAATATTGTAGAAAAAGATGGTGAATTATTCGCGGTATATCGAGGAATGGCTAGTAAAGATGTTGTAGAAGATTACGAATTATATGATGGTAGCAAAAAGAATCTTTTTGTAGAAGGAGAAAAAACAATGATCCCCCTTGCACAAAACAGATCAATTGAAGATGTAGTATATGATTTCGCTAACGGATTAAGGAGTGCTATGAGCTATCTTGGATTTAGAACAATAGAAGAAATGCGTGGAGGATTATGGACTAATAAAATTATAGCAGTAAAAACTACCGCTAATAATATGTACGAAAGCTTTGCTCATGGAAAATAATAAAACAATAGTAGATTATATAATTATTTTTTTAAATTATTTTGAAAAGAAATCAATTTTTAAAATAGAAAACTATAGAGATTTATTGGGGGTTACAGAAAATGATCTAGACGAAGAAAAAGCCATGATTCTTTTAGCCCTACAAGAGATGGAAAAAAATTCTATAATAAGGCAAATTTCTACAAATAAGAAGAATCAAATATGGGCATTATATAAGCCACTGTCTAATGTAAATCAACAAATAGAGATTTCTTATTCTACTGCTAATAAAATAGCAGAAACAATAAATCATTTTTGTGAACTATTTAAAACCCAAACAGATTTTTGTGACCCTAAAATGATTCAAGAGAAAGATCTCAGAAATTTATTAATTATAATAAATTTTTTAAAAAATAAGAATCAAGAAGAAAAATAATATTGACCAAACGTAATATATATAATACAATATCTCTATGCTTAAAAATAATTCAAAACTAAATGTACTTAAAAAAGTTGTTGGTAAAAAAATGGTAATCATAAAAGATCACATTAAGAAGAATTACTACTATGGTATGGTTGAATCTGTGGTAGATGAATGTAATGTAAATGTAAGATCTCCTCTTGGAGAAATAGAGAAAATTTCTATTTTTGATTTAAGGTCTCCATCGAATGAATATCAATAAAGAAGAAAAGATAATAGAAGTTGAAGCTCAAGAGCTTTCTAATGGAGAAGTAGATTTTTCCTCAGTAAAACCATATACCTGTCCTTTTGTGGGCGGACCAATCCATAGAATAGCACCAAAAATTGGTAGAAATGAATATTGTTCTCTTGAAAACAAAAAGTTTAAAAATTGTTGCGGGAAAGATGGGAGAAATTTTTGTTATAAAATGTTGTCAAATTTCTTAGAAAAATCCTCAGAGTCATTTGCGTCATCTAGTTCATCAAATGAATCAAATTGATTACGTAGACATTATTTTTGGCCTTCAATGGGGGGATGAAGGAAAAGGTAAAATTAGTAATGCTATTTCAAAAGACTATGATATAGTATGCAGATGGAATGGTGGACCAAATGCTGGACACACTGTATATATTAATGAAAAAAAATATAAAACCCATATTATTCCTTGTGGTATATTTCAAAATAAATTAAGCGTAATTGGTCCAAACTGTGTTGTTAATGTAGAAAAATTTTACGAAGAAATTGAATACCTAAAAAGAGAAGGGTTCAATACATCGTTAGTCAAGGTCAGCCCAAAAGCTCACATTATTACTGAAAGACATTTAATTTACGATAAACTTCATTTAAAAGAAATATTCGGAACTACTGGACAAGGAATTGCTCCAGCCTATTCTGATAAAATGTTAAGAGTTGGTAAATTAGCGAAAAATTATATTGATAAACAATATGTTTGGGATGAAAAATTACATGGAAAGATTTTATGTGAAGGGGCTCAAAGTTTTTGGTTAGACATCAATTATGGTGATTATCCTTATGTTACTAGCAGCGAAACATTACCATATAGTGCTTGCTCTTTAGGTTTTAGTCCTAAAAAAATAAGAGATATAATTGGTGTAGCAAAAATTTATGATACAAAAAGTGGAGTAGATCCTTTATTCCCGAATTCATTATGGGACGATAAAGACTTAGAGAATATTATAAATTTAGGAGTTGAATATGGATCTACAACTGGCAGAAAAAGGCTAGCTAATTGGTTGAGATTAAATCATTTAGTTAAAGCAATTAAAGTATCTGGAACAAATAAATTAATAATTAATAAATGTGATGTCTTAGAAAAGGTTGGTAAATTTAAAATTATTTTAGATAATAAAGAAGAAGGACCCAACTCAATAGACTTCAACTCTTTTCAAAATATGAAAGATTTTATAAAAAGCTACATATATCAAAACATAGAAGATTCTATTGAAATAAAATTCTCTGGCGACAAAAGTAAAATTTAATTATTTTTAATTAAATTAATAAAATTCACCATTTCTTTTTTAGAGAAATCATTTTTCATTACATTAACGCAATAACATACAAATTCAACATTTCCTTTTGTATATCCTATATTAGGATCAATTCTATCAAGACTCGCTTTTATTGGAGTTTTTTTTATATCTTCGTCTCCACTTGTTCTGCTAATTTCCATTTTTATTCCTGTATAAGGGCAAATTCCACTTTGATTATCCCAAACTTCTTTTAAATATTCTGCATTTAAATCTGTTTTATAACCTTTTTGTTTGCTTCTTGATCTTGCTTTATTTGCGTGGTATTTAAATGGACTATATTGATCTAATCTATTATTTTGATATTTAATTAAATGAGAGTAATTTCCTTTGAATTTGTCTAAATGTTTAGCTTTAAAAAATAATCCAGAGCATTTTAAATTACAAAAAAATCCAACTGATTTCTTTTTTATCCTTCTTTCGTATTCAGCTTTTATTTTTTCAATTTCATTTCCACAATGTTTGCATTTTATTTTTACTTTTGTTATCATAATTATAATTACACAAAATTGGAGCTAGAGGGAATCGTTTTGGACTTGGACGCGGAAGGAGTTGAACCTTCGTGTTTTAAAAATCTAAAATAAAATACTACAAGTTTAGTTATTTTTAATTTTAGCTTCATATAGATAAATAACAAACATATTTAGCGATTTTATTTTTAATACTTAATAATAATAGAATAAAAAAACTATTAATAATAAGACATCTAATTACGCAATATCCCAATAGATGCGTCAAGGGTATCACGCTGTAGAACTTAAGCTACAGATTCGGTCATCTCAACAAGAGAAACTCTTGCTGAAATATGACCTTTATATTTTGCTGTTTTGGCAGTTAATATAAATTGAAACTTTTTAAGGAGTCCTCGATTCAACCTCCACTTGCATTTTAATTTCGATTTCTAAAGTCGAAACCAGTACGCGCCCAATAAGAAAGAACTATTAAATTATACACTATATTTTGAATACATTCAAGTTTTATTGTATAATAAAATATGAGTACAAGTCATAATGAAATTAACCCAAGTACTTGGGGGGTTGATATTGATAAAGTCTTTAAACTTTTAGACCAAATTATTGAAAAGAAACAAATAGATGATTTTAAGTCTAAAAAAGTATTAGAAAATGGAGACTCATGGGATTTGTACCATCTTAAACTATTAAAAGAATTACTTCAAGTAGCAATTAATAATTGCAATTAATATTAATTTATATGCCAAAAACTAAAAAAAGAAAATATTATGGGGTCTACTCAAAAAATGATAATTTTCTTCATGGAGTTTTTCCAGTCACAAAAGAAGGTTTTAAATTAGCTCAAGCCTATATATCTAAAATAGCTCCAAAAAACAAGAAAAATTATTACATAGAAAAAAAATAGGTGTAATAATTATGTATGCCTATCCCTAAGCACTCTATAGAAATAGATTTTTCACAAGAAATCAAAAATTTAAATCAAGCTTCTTGCAAGAAACCAGGTTGCGGATCAGTAGAAAATGTTGAAAGTAAAAAAATTGAAGATATTTTAACTCAACCTAAAGAAGCCAAAGCAGAAGAAAATAATGGAGAAGTTATTCAAACAACTCTTATGCAAATGCAACATCAATATAAAATCCTGCATTGGCAAACTACTTCATTTTCTCAGCATAAAGCTTTTGATGAAATTGTTGGCAGCTTATCTGGTCATATAGATGAATTTATTGAAACTTATATGGGTAAATATGGCAGAGTAATTGCAGCAACTAAATTTAACTTTAGTTTAAGTAACTACAAAGATACAGATTATACTGCTTTAACTAATAATTATATTTCATTTTTAATTGGATTGAATGATAAGCTAGATAAAGTTCAAGATTCAGATTTATTAAATATTAGAGATGAAATTCTTGGCTCTTTGAATCAATTAAAATATCTTTTGAGTTTATCATAAAGTTATCAAAAACAATGTAATTATAAATATTATGGAAATTGATTTTACTAGCAATATTCAAGCAGCAAAAAAAGGTAAAGCACCTTTAAATAAACCTTTTAGATTACCTTCTGGGAGTAAAAAGAAATTTGGCGTTTATGTTAAGAATGATAAAGGTAATATTGTAAAAGTCACTTTTGGCGATCCAAATATGTCTATCAAAAGAGATAATCCCGAAAGACGAAAATCCTATAGAGCGAGACACGGTTGCGATAATCCTGGTCCAAAATGGAAAGCTAATTATTGGAGTTGCAAAATGTGGAGTGCAAAACCAGTTAGCAAGGTCACAGGATCATGCGGTAAACCAAATTGTGGTTCAGTTCAAAATGAAGAAGTCACTTTAGAAATAGATGTTCAAGCTAAGAATAAAGGTCTTTGGTACAACATTCAACAAAAGAAAAAAAGGATGGGCAAAAATTATCGTCCAGCAAAACCTGGATCTCCTGACCGTCCAACCGAAGAAGCTCTTAAAAAAGCTCAAGGATCAGATTATCTAAACGAAGAATACGAATGGGATGGAGAAACAGAATTTGATCAAAAAGAATTAATGAGCCCAGAATTATACAATGTAGAAGAAGTTGAAACTTCAGAAGATCATAAAAATGATTTCGAACAAGTTGAAGGTGAAAAAAATATTAAGTAAACTCTGGAATTGGAAATCGAAAACAATATTAGTTGGGCTCACTTTAATCGTATCTTGTAGCGGTTGTTTAAATAAAATTGTATATAAACAAAACTTACCCTATAATACTAATAGAGGACTTCATATTAAATGACTAAACATAAGTTCAAAAATAAAATGAACAAAATCTACAAAGAGGTGTCTATTCACTTAGATGAAGATAAGAAGGAGTAAACTAATATCATGAAAATAAACCTACTAAAAGGGTTACTAAGAAGCACAGCCGCAAAATTAATTGCGGCTTTTTTAATGTCTGGAGCAGTCCAAGAATCTCAAGCAGTAACGTTCTTATGGAATAATACTGG